ACCGGGTGGTGATCGCCTCCAACGCCATGTTGATGATCCACAACCCGTGGACCTACGCAGCAGGCGACGCCGAAGACTTCCGCAAGGTGGCCGACGTACTCGACCAGACCATGGAAGCGATTATCGCAGCCTACAAGGCGAAGGCGCCGGACATTGATGAGGTCGAGTTGCGCCGGTTGGTTGCCGCTGAAACCTGGTTGACCGCGAATGAAGCGGTGGCCTTGGGCTTGGCCGATGAAGTCGGCGACGGGGTCAAGGTCAAAGCCTGCCTCGGCCAGGGTGGTGTGCTGCAGCGATACCAGCACGCACCGGCTGAACTGTTGGCCCAACTGGATGAAGCACCCGAGCCGGATCCCGATTTGGAACCGGACGAACCACCCCAAACGCCACCGGTGGTCGACTCGACCAAACTGGCGTTGCTGATCACCCAGCGCTGCGCCGAGGCGGGGATCAGCAACCTGGTCACGCCGTTGCTCAACTCGACCCGGCTCGAAAGCGAAGAGATTGTTCTGGCGGGGCTGACCCGGGCCAAGGCGGTGAACGATCTTTGCGTAGCGGCCCGCTTGCCGGAGTTCAGTGCCGAGTATGTCGCTGCTGGTTTGGATGCAGCAGCGGTGCGGGCACGCCTGTTCGACAAGATCGTTGGCAGCGGCAAGGGCTTTGAGATCGACAACAGTCTGCCGTTGGACAATGACCCAGCGCCGAAAGTACAGGCGAAACAAATCGACCAACCTTCCATCTGGTCCGCGCGCCAAGCCGCGCAGTCCGGTAAATCTCAATCAGCTACAGGAGCAAGACGATGACCATTCAACGAGAGCCGATGCATGCAGGCGAATTTCTCCTGTCTGAGGCGGCTGGCACCATTTCCCGCGAAGCCATCAACGTAGCGGCCGGCCCTGCGCTGGAGCCTGGGCAAATTCTCGGCCTGGTCAGCGTTACCGGTGAGTTCGCCCCGTACAACCCGACCGCCGAGGACGGCAGCGAAAATGCCATTGCCATTCTCTACGGTCCACTGGGTGAATCGGATGTGGTCCGTCGTGGCCGTGCTGTTGTGCGTTTGGCGGAGGTCAGCGAAGCCCATCTGACCGGCCTCGACCCTGCGGCTGAAAAAGCCCTGGCAACTCATTTCTTGATCGTCCGTTAAGACGCTCCCTCTGTTTATCCAACCCGCCGAGTGCGGGTTTTTGTTTTTTGGAGATTGCTACATGGCTGACATTGAAATCTTTAACGATGACGCGTTTTCGGTCTCTTCGCTGACCGCCGCCATCAACGAACAGGAATACCTGCCGGGCCGCATCAGCAGCCTCGGCCTGTTCCAGGAGGAGGGCATCACCACCTTGACGGTGCAGATCGAGAAGGACGGCGACATCCTGGCCTTGGTGCCGGCCGGTGAGCGTGGTACGTCTGGCTTGGTCGTCAGTGGCACGAAGCGCAACCTGATCCCGTTCAACACCGTGCACCTGCCTCAGCGCTTTGCGATCAAAGCCGATGAGATTCAGGGCATTCGTGCCTTCGGTACCCGCTCTGAATTGCAAGCAGTGCAGGATGTGGTGAACAAGCGCCTGGCGAAAGCCCGCCGGCAGCTGGACGCTACCCATGAGTTCCAACGCATGGGGGCATTGAACGGCCAAATCCTCGATGCGGACGGTTCGACGGTGCTGCTGGACATTTACAAAACCTTTGGCGTGACCCGCAAGAAGATGTCCATGGGGCTGAACAGCCCCGATACCGAGCTGCGGGTCAAATGCGGCGAAGCGCTGGACATGCAGGAAGACGCACTGGGCAGTATCACCAGCAGCGGCTCGCGGGGACTGTGCGGCAAAAACTTCTGGAATAAGCTGATCGTGCACGCCAAGGTCAAGGAGACCTTCCTCAACAGCCAGCAGGCCGCAGCGTTGCGCGGAGATGCCCGGGAAAGCTTCGAGTTCGGCGGCATTGTCTGGGAGCGTTATCGCGGCAAGATCGCGGGCGTCACTTTCATTCATGACGACAAGGCATTACTGATTCCCGAAGGCGTACCGGATCTGTACATCTCGGTATTCGCGCCGGCCGACTACATGGAGACGGTAAACACCGAAGGCGTGCCGTATTACAGCAAGATTGAACCGATGCCGTTCAACAAGGGCATGGCCGGTGAAGCTCAGTCCAACCCGCTGCACCTGTGCACTCGGCCTCTCGCGCAGATCCTGCTGGAGCTCTGACGATGGCCTTCCGCGATCTGGTCGCCGAGCTCGACGCGGTGGTGTTCGAAACCCTGGGCGACACCGCCCGTATCGAAGGTCGGCCGGAACCGGTGCTCGGCATGTTCGCCGCGCCCTGGTTGCAACCGAAGATCGGTAAATTCAACACCAACTTGCGTGAGCCACGCTTTGAGATTCGCGTGAGCGATTCTCAGGGCTTGAGCAAAGGCCTGCTGGTCAGCGTCGATCTGCCCGAGCTGGATGGCGGCGGTGACTACGACCTGTTGCAACTAGAACCTAGCGGTGACGGCCTGGTGGCCTTGATTCTGAGGAAACGCCCATGAGTGTCGGCAGTTACAAGGAGCTAAAGCGTGACAGCGGGATGCTCACCATCCAGGCGTCGGCAGCGCATCTTCAAGCCTTTCAGGACTTTGCCAAGTTGGTACCGAAAGCCGCGGCGGCGGCGCAGCGGCGGGCGATCAATAAAACCTTGAGGTGGTTGCGGACCCATATCGCCAGAGCAGTCGGCAGGCAGGAACGGATTGCCATTGGCGCCGTTCGGCAACGCCTGCGGGCTTACCCGGTGAGCGGCGGCACGATGCGCGGCAAGTTGTGGTTTGGCCTCAATGCCATTGAAGCCAGTCGCGCTGGACGAGCGCGGCAAGGCTCCGGTGGCGTATCGGTGGCCGGTCGGCGCTTCCAGGGGGCGTTCTACAAACAGGTGTACGGGAACAAAGCCGATATCTGGATCCGGACATCGAGCAAGCACTTTTCTGCGGAGAATTACCCTGACTCGGAACAGGGGCGACGCCGCTCGGGCTTTGTCGAAGAAAACGACAACCGCTTTCCGCTGGCGAAGGCCAAGATTTCGCTGGAGCAGGCTCGCCCGCATTTCGACGCATGGGTTCGCCGTGCGGATGAGCGCTTGTTGGAAGTGCTTAAACAAGAGCTCAACTTTGAACTGCAAAAGTATCTGAAGGGGACCGCTCGTGTCTGATGAACCTTTTAGCCTCGAACAGCTTTTTAGCACCGTCGAGCAATACTTGCTGGATCATCTTCCGGGTGTGCAAATGGTTGGGTTCTGGCCTGTATTAGAAGGTCACGCTCCGGCGATCCATCTGCCAGCTGTGTTTCTCGAACTGGCGGAAGCGGAACCCGGCGCCGATCCTGGTACCGGTGAAACAGTGCTGACCTGCAAGTTCGAAGCGCGGATCGTCGTCGATGCAATCAAGGATGATCACCATCGACAGGCTGTGCAACTGGCCACTCAACTGGCCGTCCTCTTACGCGCCCAGTACTGGGATATCGACAACGTCGGACCTACGGTGTTCGTTCAAGCCATACAGGACTGGACCAAACCGGAGTTGGATGGTTACACCGTCTGGCTCGTGGAGTGGACTCAGGACATCACCCTGGGTGAGGAGGAATGGCCGTGGCCGGATGATCAACCTACCCATTTGGATATCGTCTTCGGTTCGAATTCTGTCGAAGTCGTCGCGGGGGTGCCATGAGTCGCGGTGTAACAGGTGAGCATGACCGCATGCTGGCCGCCATGATCATCCCCGGCAAGGTGGTGGACGTCGACCTGCAAAACGCCAAGGTTCGGATTGAGTCGCGCGGCTGGGTCAGTCCCTGGGTGCGGTGGCACAGCCAGGGCGCAGGTAAGGCCCGGCATTGGCGAGCACCGAGCATGAACGAGCAAGGTTCGCTTGAGTGTCCGAGCGGCGTCCCCGCCCTGGGCACCTTCAAGGCTGGCTTGTACAGCGAGGCCGGGGCGCAGGCGGATAACCGCGACCATGTCGAGGTGTGGCGTTTTGACGATGGTGGGTCGCTGGTCTACGACTGGCAGGCCAAGAGCTACGCCATCACGTTGCCCACAGGCACCGTCACGATCAAGGTCGGTGATTCGACCGTCACCGTAGCGGATAGCGCCGTGACGGTGGAGTCGGCGGCGATCAAGTTGGTGGGTGAGGTTGAGATTGTCGGCTCGTTACGCGTAACGGGCGACATACACGGCGGCGGATCGATCATCGATACAGCCGGCAACACGCCGAACCATAAGCATTAAACCCAATCATCCATGGCCCGCTCAGTGCGGGTTTTTTTATGCCTGGAGAAAAGCCCATGACAGCTGTGATGGCCAAGAAAGTTACCCCGGATTCAGCACTTGATGTCGCGGCCGCAGAAACCGATCGGGTCGACGCGCCGGGAGCGTCGGTGGAGCCGGTAAAGCGTCCGGTTTTCCGCGACAAGGAATTCACCTCGCGCACCTTGATTCTGTCCAACAAGCGAACCGTTCAAGTCGTGGGCGGCCTGGTGGAAGCCACGGATCCGGAGTTACTGACCTTCCTGCGCGCGCGCAGCAGTTTCGAACTGGTCACGGAGTGAATTAGATGATCGGCATGGATCGACGCACCGGCCTGCCGCTGTCGGGTCTGGCGCATGTGCTGCAGTCCATCGACGACATTTTGACCACCCCTCTGGGCACTCGGCGGATGCGCCCGGAGTACGGCAGCGCGATTCGCCGTTATGTCGACCTTCCGGTTAACGAAGGTTGGAAGGGGGCCGTGCAAGCCGAAGCCATCCGCGCCGTGGGCCGCTGGGAGCCCCGCGTGAAGCTGCAGCAGGTCACTGTTGTTTCTGTGCTCGACGGGAAAATTGGTCTGCGGCTGACCGGCGATTACTTGGGCGAAAGCTTTGTAAAGGAGGTCAGCGTATGAACCTATTGGATCTGTCCAAGTTGCCCGTGCCGGACGTGATCGAAACCCTCGACTTTGAGGATCAGTTTCAAACGATCCTGTCGCGGTTTCGGGTGGCGATGGGGGATCAGTGGAGCGCGGCGCTTGAGTCCGATCCGGTGGTCAAGGAATTTGAGTTGTTTGCCTATGAGGTCGTCACGCTGCGCGCACGGATCAATGCCGCTGCCCGGGCCGTGCTGCTGGCCTCATCCAGCAGAAACGATCTGGACGGCGTTCTGGCGCTGCTGGGTGCCGCGCGTCTGGAGGGTGAGCAGGACGATGCGTTTCGCGAGCGTGGCCGTCTGGCGCCGTATGGCTTCAGCACGGCGGGGCCGCGTCAGGCCTACAAGTATCACGCGCTGAGCGCCCATGAAGACGTCCGCGATGTTTGGGTAGATCGGCCGACGCCCGGCGTGGTGCGCGTTACGGTTCTGAGTCGGGTCGGTGATGGCGTGCCCACGGCCGAAGTGTTGGACGCGGTGCGTGCGGTGCTGAATGCCGAGGACGTGCGGCCGCTGAATGACACGGTGCTGGTCGAACCGGCGGTGTCGATTCCTTGGCAGCTGCACGCCCGGCTGCACTTTGCCAGCGGGGGGGCCTATGGCCCGATCATGGACGCTGCGCAGGCGGCGGCTGAGGCGTATGCGGTCGCGCAACACAAGATCAATACGCCGATCCGGGCAAATATGGTGATTGCGGCCTTGGGGCTTCCTGGGGTGTCTGACGTCGAGCTGTTGAGCCCGACGCAGGACATCGAGGCGATGACGCAGGGCGCGTCGTATTGCACCGGCATCGTGCTGGAACCGGTGGTGGATTATGTCTAGTCCGGCGGATCTGCTCCCCAGCAACAGCACGCCGCTGGAGCGGGGGCTGGCTGAAGCCGGCAACGTCCGGCAGTTAAACCCGGATGTGATCCGCACCCTGTGGAATGCGGACGTCTGCCCGGTTGAGTTTCTGCCGCACCTGGCGTGGTCGTTGTCGGTGGACTTTTGGGAGCTGGCCGACACCGACGAGCAGCGCCGCGACCTGATTCGCGGGGCCATCGAATGGCACCGCAAGCGCGGCACGCCCTGGGCGATCAAGCAATCCCTGGCGGCGTTTGGTTATCCGGTGCTGGAGCTGATCGAGCAGGCCGACTATTACGCGCAGTGGGTCGCTGCCGGTGGCCATGTGCTCGACGGTAGTTGGCTGCTCGATGGCTCGGTGGTGTTGACCGTTCCCGACACGGCCAGCACTGGGCAAATCATCCGGCGCAGCGCGCTGAATCACTGGGCCGAATACGCGATCCGGCTCGATGCCGCCTCGGGCATCTGGACCCGCGAGCATCAACGCAAGATCCGCGCGGTGGCCGAGAGTTTTGCCCCGGAGCGCAGTCAGCTGGTGTCGTTGATCGCGGGCCT